TGCTCAGGAGCGGTGCAGGCAGATGGCGGAGGAGTGGTCGGCGGCCATGCAGGCGGGCCGGGATGGCACGGTGCGGGACTTTGTGGCGGTGGGCGATGTGGACGTGAAGGTGATCGGTGCGGACGGCCCCATTCTGGACAGCCAGACCCCGGTGCGCCAGATCCTGGAGCAGCTGGTGGCCCGGACGGGGATTCCGCCCTTTATGCTGGGGCTGTCCTGGTCCTCCACCGAGCGCATGAGCGCCCAACAGGCCGATATGCTCACCAGTGAGATCACCGCCATCCGCAGGAGCGTGGAGCCGGCCCTGTGCCGATTCAGCGAACTGTGGCTGCGGCTGCACGGCTATGACGATGGGGTGGAGATCGTGTGGGAGGACATCAATTTGCAGGATATCGTGGAGGAGGCAAAGGCCGGGCTGTACCGCGTGCAGGCCGAGCGGCTGAAGGAGGAAGCATGAAGATCATCAAGGAGTCTCAAGGGGGAGAGGGCGCGGCCTTGACCGAGGAGGATCTGGCCCGCATCAACAGCATGACTCGGCGGACATTACGCGCAGAGGAGGTGTACGCCTTTTCCGTGCGGCTGTGTGACAACGAGATAGACCGGGACGGGGAGCGATTCGCGCCCCAGACGCTGGAGGAATTGGCGGGACTGTTTGTGGGCAAGAGCGGCATCTTTGACCACCAGTGGTCGGCCAGGGGCCAGGCGGCCCGCATCTACAAGACGGAGGTGGTACGGGAGCCGGAGCGGCGGACCAAGGCCGGAGACGGCTACTGCTGGCTGAAGGGGTATGCCTACATGATGCGGACCGACAGCACCAAGGATTTGATCGCCGAGATCGAGGGCGGGATCAAGAAAGAGGTCAGTGTGGGGTGCGCGGTAGAGCGCTCGCTCTGTTCGGTGTGCGGGAGCGATCTGCGGAAGGGCCAGTGTGGACACCGGAAGGGAGAGGTCTATGACGGGGCGCTGTGCTACGTCAGCTTGGAGGGCGCCAGCGACGCCTATGAATTTTCCTTCGTCGCGGTGCCAGCCCAGCCGATGGCCGGTGTGGTCAAAGGAGTCGGGCGGGAGGCGGCCTGTCTGAAGGAACTGGCCGCAGGACACCCCGGCTGTGTCAAGGAACTGGAGCGGCTGGAGGAGGAGGCCCGGCTGGGCCGCCGTTATCTGGAGGAGCTGCGGGGCGAGGTGATCCGGCTGGGCCGAATGGCGGGGCTGGGATTGGAGCTGGAGACGCTGAAGGCGATGACAGACAAGCTGTCGCAGGCGGAACTGGAGGCGCTGCGGACCGCCTATGGCGGTCAGGCGGCCCAGCGGTATCCCCTGAAGACCCAGCTGAACTATGGCGAGAAGGCGGTCGCCCGGGAGGAGCCGGACAGCGCCTTTTTGATTTGAGGAGAGCAGCAAGAGATAGAGGAGGTTATCAAGCATGAGTCAGTTTTCCTTTGGAGAGATCGGAGCGGTGACGGCCACCTTTGCCGTGGACAGCGGCGTGCGGGGCGGTCAGGTGGTCAAGGTGAACGGCAACGGAAAGGTGGGCGCCTGCACCGCAGGCGACAAGTTCTGCGGGGTCGCCATGGAGCCTAGAAAGGGCGGCGGCGCCGTTCAGGTGAGGGGCTTTATGACGGTCTCTTACACCGGCACCTTGAGCGTGGGCCAGGTGGTCCTGGCGGCAGACGGCCAGGGCGGCGTGAAGGCGGCGTCCAGCGGCGTGTCCGCCCTGGTGGTCAGCGTGGGGACCGACGGCACAGCTGTGATCTGTCTGTAATTTGAGAGGAGAGAGAACAACATGGCTTTTTCTTATGACAATCTGAAACTGGACAAGGGTATGTATCAGGAGGCGGGCCGCACCTTTACCCAGGTGCTGGAGCGCCAGGACCCCAGCGAGCAGTATAAGGGGACGAGTCTGGAGGGACTGGACGCCTTTCAGCGTCAGCTGAAGCGCTTTGACATCAAGGTGAAGGGCGCGGACAGCGATGTGGTGGAGAAATTCTTCCGCACGGCTGACTCTGCCGTGCTGTTCCCTGAGTACATCGCCCGCTCGGTCCGCCAGGGCATGGAAGAGGCGAACATTCTACCCGACATCACCGCCGCCGTGACCAAGTTTGACGGCATGGATTACCGCTCCATCACGGCGGCGGCCGGCGGCTCGGAAAAGGAGCTACGGCAGGTGGACGAGGGGGCGGAGATCCCCTCTACCACCATCAAGGTGCAGAGCAATCTGGTGAAGCTGTGCAAGCGGGGCCGGATGCTGGTGGCCTCCTACGAGGCGGTGCGCTATCAAAAGCTGGATCTGTTTTCCGTCACTCTGCGCCAGATCGGCGCGCACATCGCGCGGACCCATCTGGAGGACGCGGTGGATGTGCTGATGAACGGCGACGGCAACAACAATGCCGCTGCCGTGAGCAGCGTGGCCACCAAGGGGACGCTGACCTATGACGATCTGGTGGAATTCTGGGCCAAGTTCGACCCCTACGATATGAACGCCCTGCTGGTGTCCGGCGATGTGATGGTCAAGATGCTGAAGCTGCCTGAGTTCCAGAACCCCCTGACCGGCCTGAATTTTCAGGGAACTGGCAAGCTGACCACCCCCCTGGGCGCCACCCTGCTGCGGACCTCCGTTCTGCCTGCCGGGACCGCCATCGGTCTGGACAAGCGGTTTGCCCTGGAGATGGTGCAGAGCGGCGACGTGTCGGTGGAGTACGACAAGCTGATCGACCGCCAGCTGGAGCGGGCCGCCATCACCACCATCAGCGGCTTTGCCAAGGTGTTCCAGGACGCCAGCCGCGTGCTGACCGTGTGATGATAGACAGATCCGCGGAGGACGGGGGCGTCCTCCGCGGATCGAGAGCGCGCCTGCGGGCGAGAGACTGGGGGAAACGACATGACGGAAGAAATTATGGCCCTGTGCAGGGCCATGGGAGCCAGAGAGGACCAGGAGGAACTGCTGCGTCCCCTGGTGGGGGCGGTGACGGCGGCGCTGGAGCGGCGGCTGCGGGCGGGCATCGCCCCGGACGACTGCGGGAGCGCCTTTCCGCTGGCGGCTGCCATGGTTGTGATGGACGGCCTGGAACGGATGACCGGGGTGAGCGGCGTGACCGCCTTTACCGCCGGGGAAGTGACCATCCGAAAGGGAAGCTGCGGCGGAGAACTGACGGCCCAGGCCGAGCGGCTGATGGCCCCTTGGCTGGTGGAGACGGGATTTGCCTTTCAGGGGGTAGCGGGATGATGGACCGGGCATGGCGGGGTATTTTGGCGCAGTATGGGCAGGAGGTCACGGTGTACGCCGACGGGCAGGCGGGGGGACAGCGGCTCCGGGCCTTTTTACAGCCCATTCTGGAGCGGCAGGAGGCGCAGGACACCCCCTCTCCCCTGGGGCTGCGCCGAGAGGAGCGATTTTTGTATCTGGGTCCGGCCAACGTGCCCTTGACGGCGCGGAAGAGCGGGGTGACATGGGGACAGCAGGACTATGAGGTGCAGACCGCCCGGCCGGTAGGAGAGAGCCACTGGTGGGCGGTGCTGCGGCCCCGGGAGCGGGAGGCGGAGTGAGTGAGCAGAGGTGCGGAGCAGATCCGGGAGCGAATGGCCGACTATTTGACCACCCAGGGGATCGACGCTGTGACCGCTTGGTCGGGACAGGAGCGGCTGCGGCGGAGCGAGCCGGTGGCAGTGGTCTCCCTGCGAGGCTGTCAGGTGGGGCCGGCGGGCTTTCAGGACTACTTGGGAGAGCAGTATGACCAGGAGACAGGGCTGTGGAAGGAACTGTACGGCAGGAAGGCCGAGCTGACCTTTGGTTTGGACCTGTACGCCCCGGCAGATGGGAGCGGCGCTGACTTGCAGGCCGCTTGGGACCGGCTGGCGGAGGCGCTGACCAGGGGCGGGCCGGAGGGGCTGGCGGTGCGGGAATTTTCCTGCGGAGAGACGGCCTACGACACCAGCGCCCGGATGCTGAAGCGGACGGCGCAGGCGGTATGCGAGGGCTATCTCTATGCGGTGGCCCAGCCCGGTGAGGACTTTGTGGAGTTTGAATTGCGAGGTGGCTTGAAAACATGAGCGTGACAGTGCATCAGCGTCCGGGGGTCTACTCCTCCTACGACGCTTCTTCGGTGGTGAGCGGCAGCGGCAGCGGCAAGCTGGTGGGCCTGGTGGCCGTCAATCAGGTGGCTGCGGCCGGCGTGGCCCAGACCATCACCAGCTATGACAAGGCGGTGACCGCCTTTGGCAGCAGCGGAGGCCAGGACATGGCCGAACTGATCCGACTGGCCCTGAAAAACGGGGCGGCCGGGGTAGTGGCTGTCCCTGTGGCCAGCGCGGCGGACTATGAGAGCGGCTTTGCTGTCCTGGCGGCGGTGGAGGATGTGGCGGTGGTCCTGTGCGACAGCACAGACAGCAAGGTGCAGCGGCTGCTGCGGGAGAGCGTGTTACAGGCGTCCGCTGCCCGGCGGGAGCGGATCGCGGTGGTGGCCGGCGCCCAGGGGGAGACGACAAGCAACCTGATCGCCAGAGCCAAGGGGCTGAACTGCGAGCGTGTGGTGTTGGTGGCGCCCGGCGGGGTGGATGCAGCGGGCAAGAGCGTGGCCGGCCTGCCGGTGGCGGCGGCAGTGGCGGGGGCCATTGCCGGGGAGAGCGACCCCGCCGTCCCCTTGGGGGGCGCGGAGCTGAGCGGTCTGTACGGGTTGGCCGAGCGGTATGAGGACGCGGACCTGGATCGGCTGATCCTGGGCGGTGTGACGCCGGTGGAGAGCGTGGGCGGCACGGTACAGGTGGTGCGCGGCGTGACCACCCGGACCACAACGGGAGACGCGGCGGACAGCACCTGGCGGGAGCTGACCACCATCCGCATCCTGGACGATGTGATCCCCGACCTGCGGGCCGCGCTGCGGGCAAAATTCCGCCGCGCCAAAAATACGGAGCGTGGCCGGAGCGCC